TCTTTATCCCAAACCATCATACCAATCTCAAGCATATCATTACCTGCTTGCGACCTCTTTTCTGAGACAGATAAGACTTGAAAATCGCATAATCCTTCAGCAAAAAATTTACCTTTCTCATCAATGGCCTTCTGTCGTTCTTGTTGACTAATTTGTCGTGGTCTAAACATTTGAAACCTCCTTGATTCTGTTAAATTTATCGTTTATTGATTTAATAATTGTTTCCATATCAACCTTCGCCATATCTTCAAATCTATCAACCTTAAATTTATCTAGCCATTTTTCTTGTATATCGGCTGTGATGCTGAATAATTCCATTAATGAATTAAGCTCTTTCAATAGAATATCATCAGCCAATTCTATTTGTTCAGATTCTAACTCTAAACGATTAGAATTGAATCTTTTCTTTATTTCATCGTATGAAAAATCGAAACTATCACCCATCAAGAATGAATTTTTATACCAAGAACCCTTTACTAAAGCCACACGTTTAGAGCCTCTAGCCTGAATTTCTAATATTGTACCGACAGCATACCCAAGCTTTTCGTAAACATCAAATGTCATGCCCTCTACGACCATTCCGCCACCTTTAGCGTATTTTGTTTTCGAATGGCAGATAATAATAACATTCATGTCTATTTTAAATAGAAGCGACATTAAACGTTTTATATCTTTATTTGCTTCTGCAATATGACGGCCAAATTCAGAACCTACAAGCTTTTCTTTTTGCAAAAGCAAATCACTATAAATTGCACTTAATGAGTCAATTACGATAGTTTTATATTCATGCTTGCTGCTCATGAGTTCTTTGATATCTTCAAGAATTTCATCTATTGAATCAGGATAACTAATCCAGCTATTATTTTCTTGAGCAAGCGATAAATGCTCAGCGCTTACTTTAGTTATGCGCTCTACGTCAAATATAAATGCATTGGGAAAACTTAGACCGCATGTTGATTTACCAACTTTCGGGTCACCAAATAATAGCATAGTTAAACGTGGGTCTTTAACGGATAAGTCAGAAGCTTTAGCTCCTTTTAACTTTTTCATACAACATTCCTTTTTGTGAGTTAATACTAGAAGGAAATCTCTTGCTTATTACCGAAGGTGATAGAATGCGACCCTAGCAAAAGATTTCCCAGTAATATTAAAAGCCAGTTTAGCGCCCAATACTGGCAAATTGGAGTATCACCGCCAAGGAATAAACGGCCGCGCACCTCTCAACATAAATTATTGACGGCGTGGTTAGTGTAAGCTGTAATTAAAATGTTTTCTATTAGACAAACATCGTTAATATTTACGCCGTCATTGTTATGATAACTCATTTTAAGTTAATGTCAACATAAAATTGTAAAATTAAAATTTTTAACAATGTTAATCCAATAATCTAAGCTCTCGCCGTAAAAAGCATGCAGTAAAGGAATATCAATTTCACTTAGTGAATACTTTTCAATAATCTTTTTAACCTTAGGATGCGTATAGTTATTATAATAATCAACATCTTTTAAGCCCATGATATCTGCTTTTGGTTTAATATGAACAATCATCATATAGTCTAAGAATGAATTATATTGCTGTTGTTTATTAGGTAATTGATGCATGAGTTTATCTTTCGATACGGCTCCTTTTGAAAGCTTAATCATTTTATTAACATATTTTTCTTTCGGTCTAAATTTCCCATGGCGCCAAGACCAAGCCGCCGTGCTAGAAACGCCCAATACTTTTGCAGCCGCTCTTAAGCTTGCATAGCCATCAAAAAATTTTTTAATTTCATCTAATGCAACTGGCGACATCTCAGCCTTAGAGGGCCTGCCTTTACTTTTTAAATTTTTCATATTGAACCCCAATTATTCCAAAATCATTTTATGTGAATATCAACATAAAATCAAAATTATAAAAACGACTTGCTATTTCATTCAAATATAGTTAGTGTGCAAGGTTACAGAGGAGATAATTATGCAACATGAAATTGTACCGAGGCAGCAAGCCATTCATGATGGCCTAAAGCTTTACTTTACTGGGAAACCTTGCAAATACGGTCATATTGACCAACGTTATACAGTTAGCAATGTTTGCAAGGAATGCCACCGAAAACTAATGGCGAATTATAGGCAAAAAATAATGAACCGTAGAAAAGAAGCCGAAGATAGGAGCAGGGAGATATAATGGGAATCTATGCAAAAATTGAACGCTCCATCTGGGGGAATCCAAAATTTAAAGCATTAAGCGATGATGCAAAGATGTTATTTGTTTATATTTTAACCTGCAAACATGGAAACATGCTCGGATGTTTTGAACTTCCAATAGAATACGCTGCAAGCGACATGAAATGGGGCTTGGAAAGGGTATCGAAAGGGTATAAGGAACTGTTTCGAAACGGTTTCATAACGGTTTGCGAAGGGTACTCGATAGTGTTGATAAATAACTTCCTAAAACACAATCAGCTAGAAAACCCCAATACCGTCAAGGCTGCATTAAAATTATTCAATCAGATACCGGACAAAAGTATCGTAAAAGGCAAGCTAGCCCGCGCCATCATTGAATTCTGCAAACATGCCAACAACCCCGAAACTGTACAAATTTTGAAACCGTTTCAAGACCGTATCGAAACGGTATGCCAAACCAGTAACAGTAACAGTAACAGTAACAGTAATTTAGCACTACGTGCTTTGTCGACTTCGCAGTCGACATCACGCAGCTTGTTTAAAAATGATGCAATTGAAGTTTTGAATTTTTTGAACGAAAAGACCGGACGTTTTTATCGAGCTGAAGATTCAAACCTGGATTTAATCATCGCTAGATTGCAAAGCGGGATAACAATGCAAAACCTACGAGCCATCATTGCAAAGAAATGCAGGGAATGGAACGATGATATAACGATGAAAAAATATTTGCGGCCAAAAACATTATTTAACAAAACAAATTGCGAGCAGTACTACGGCGAATTAAATTTTAAAAGGGAGGTTGCAAAAGAAGAATAAATTATGTAACATATTGATTCTACTAAATATCGCATGGAAAAACAGGAGTTTAAGCGATGAAAAAGTGCAAAGAATGTCAAGGGTTTTACCAAGGTCATAGCTGTGATTGTGGTTATGGCGAGACGAAAAAGAAACAATATTCACCACAGGAAGAATGGCTTCACAAACGTCAACAAGAGCTCAACGGCTGGCAATCTCAGATACACAGATTGCTAGATATCATCGAATCCACCCCCTCAAAAATTATCAGAGATTATGCTACAAGCCTTCTTTCTCTTGCTCAAAGTTCTCTGCAAGAATCCAAAAAAAAATGCGGTACGAAATTGAATGAAGCGTCGAAAATTCCAAACCACCTTGGCTGCCGAGGCTTTGACCCTGAGGGTGGAAATTGTACAAAAATTGGAACATTCGCTCATCTTGGCAGCGAATCATGGTTTTGCAAATCTCACTACATTCCTTGAGTTTTAATTTATTACTGGTACATACTCATTAGTTATATGGTTATTGAATAATGTACGAATTTGTACGAATTATTAATGCCATTAAAACTGGCTAGTCAACATATATTTATCAATTATTCGGATGCAGTCATCTAAACCGCATCCGAATGAGCAAAAATAACCCAATGATGAGAGGTGGGCTAGAATTCCAAATTGCTCCTTAATGTGCATGGAATTTCGAAGCTCACCGCTTTTTGTAAAAACTTCGTCTTTTGAGCGCTTAATTTCGATGCATAAACCGTGGTAAATAGCGTTAGGCTGCAAGATGATGAGGTCGGGGATGCCTCTACAGCTTCGTAGTGATTTAAGCTGCTTAGCAACGCCTATAGACGTTTTTAGGCCACTTGTATCTGAGATGAATAAAATATTTGGATATTGTAGCCGAATGTAATCGCAAACGGCTTTTTGGACTTGGGATTCAGTTACTTTAGCGGACGTCATATTGTTATTTTAGCGGGATGATTGTTGAATCTTTGTACTGAAAACCATCTAGCATATGCATGCGCATATCGGTTGGGAAATGGGAGGTTATCTCGCTGTACATTTTTCCTGATAGCGTGATGCGGGTTACCTTTGCAGCGGCTATCAGTTCATCGATACGATTGAATGTCTTTTCGATTTCTTTGTTATCTCTGGCGCGGTTTAGGTGTTTGCTGGTTGATACGTCTAGTAAGTCTTGCATAATTCACTCCGTTGGTTGACGGAGTGATTATAGCATTAATTTTCCCGCATTAAAGATTCCGTTTGTTGTTTTATTCTTTCCTGCTCTTTCTCATCTTCGCATTTTGCACAGATAATATATTGCTCATCAGGGAACATATATGTGCTATATGCTTGGCCATATCCCATGTGTTTTTTACAATATTTGCAGTAATTTGAGTATTTTATTGCGCCATACATTATTTATCTTTCCTTATGTTTTCGTATTCTTTAAGCTTAAGGCCTTTCTCTGCTAAAGTTTCTTTTATTTCTCTTAATGATTTTTTTCCTAAATTAGGGGTTTTATATAGCTCAGCTTCAGTAAATTTAATTAAATCAGAAATAGTGGAAATCCCAAGTTGTAATAAGCAATTTTGAGTTCTTATAGTAAAATCACCATGCTCTATTTTTTCCTCTAGATATTTATTGTTTTCCATAATATCCCACTCTCCATCTATCTCCTCTTGCTCAAAAGATGGCTTAGCATCTGGATAGTATTTTTTTACTAATTCTGGATTTTTAAAATCAATTATTCCATTTTTCATAGCAAAAGTATGATGAGGACATCTTGCTAAAATGGTGTAACCTTCTTTTAATGCTTGCATTGCTTCTAGAAAAGTAGCCATTACTTCTTTCTCCTGTTAATTATCATGATGAATTTTGGGCGTTTTTTGAGCTTTAAAATATATTCTTGCTTCATATTTAATAAAACATTTACAATGGATATTTCTTGCTGCAATTCCTTGTTGCTATTTTCTATATTATTAGACTCATATTTTAATGAATTTATTAAAATTTCTTGCGCTTGTATAATCGCAGCCTGTTTGGCTATTAGGTCTTGGTCTGTTATTATTTTATCCACCAGAATTCCTCCTTGTCTTTGTCTTCGGTAATTTTTTTTGCAGTATAGACATCTTCTACGTCTACGCAACATCCGCTGTGATTAAAGGTATGCACTATTTCTTGATAGCCGTTTCTTGAATGGGGAAATGATGTTACTGACATGGCGTGAGTTATGCATTTATGAACCCTCATCATATCTCTCCCTAAATAGTCAACTTGCACCATTATGCATTTTAAAATAGGCTTTTTCTTTTCCTCCATTAATATATTACATATGTTATTTAATATATTGTTATGTGTATCTAACGCATCTATTATTCTTGATAGTTGATTTTTATTAGACATTTTATTTCTCCAAAAGTTCGGGGTTTTCGAATTTATTGCCGATTACTTCTATTGCATCAATCCAACTGTTGGGTGATATAGAAAAATTGCATAGACCTTCATCATCCATCAAAAAACATCCATCTTCACATTTTACCTCACCCAGTGAAATAACTGGCTCTTCTTCCATGAAAATGAAAGTGTATTTCAATATATCACCCTCGTAAATTTCAACGCCATTTTTATCGTGAAGGCCGGTGAATTGCATCCAATCTAAGTTATTTTTATTTTTAACTAGCTCTCTAAATGAAAATAAATTGTTCATAATTTCAAATTGACTGAATTTTATCATTTCTTGTGTTTCTTTATAATAGACTCTAAATTTAATTGGTCGTGTCATTTAATCGTTCCTTATTGTAAAGCCGTAATTATGAAATGGCACGCTTTTAGTGACAACAGGTTCGGCGTTATTTTGTATAAATTTTTTAACATGCTCCATACCATCCTGGAAAGAAGATATTTTTTGCAACATAACAATATCGTCACAACCCTTAATTTGTTTATTTAACATATCTTGAGTTTCCATAAAAAATTTAACTAATTTAATCTCATTAATTGCTATGTGTGTCATTTTTTAATTCCTTCCATTTTTTTTCATCAATATATTCATGAAATATTTTATTGTAATTTTCGTAGTGCTGATGAAGTTTTTTTTCAAACTCTTCTTGTGTACATTCGCCTATATTATGGTTTTCATAAAATAAAATACTCATTAATGTTTTTATTATTTCGGCCAAGGTTATTGGAGATATGTCATAACCTGAAAAAATATCAGACGGAAATGTTCTAAATTCCACCCATGCTTCATGCTCAGGATTTTCTTTGTTGATTATTTGAAATATTGCAAGAGTATTGGTGTCATGAGGGTCGTAAAGTGCTCTATTCATAAATCCTTGAATAATTATTCTTTTACAGTAAATATAAAATTCATTTTTCATTTTATCTGTAAATATGTCAAAATATGTTAAATCTTTTAAATCTTCAATCATTGACATACTTCCTTATTGAATTTGATATGTCTTCTATTGCCCCTGATATATCCATTATTTCATCATCGAATGGGACGTTTTGATTTTTATATTCTGTGTAAATATAATGCCCTAAGTTGTCAAGCTCGCAAGCTATAGAGCTTAAGATTGATTTTATGTGGTCATTCATTTTAGCAAATCTCCAATCAAGGTAAAAATGCAGAATCCAATTGATATTCCACATATAAAAATAAATGCTGAAATTGCATATATCAGTTTCCAATTTATTAAATCTTTTGCATCAAAAATCATTTTAACAAATCTCCTTTTCGTTAATTAAAACCGTTTGGTTGTGATGTTGAAAAATGGCCGTTTCCATTATTCGTAAAAATTCTTCAGATTCTAATTTTTGTTGAATCATGAATGCTGAAGGTTGCTTTTCAGCTTCAATGCATTGATTAAAAATATTTATTTGGTTATTTGCTAATTTTTTCTGTATAAGAAAGTCTTCGTATTGCCCAAAGTTAATTATCATTTAACAAATCCTTATTTTGGTGGAGGTTGCCGATTATTTTAAATTCTTTTGGCAGTTCAATTAATAATTTCTTGAACCCAATCCAATCATAGTTAGAAATAAATCCTTCTTCATTTTTGAAAGAAACAGCCTGTGGTTTGAAATAACCGTTGTGAATATCATTTGTATAAACATCCTTTCCTTTTTTATCTTTGTACCCTGTAAAAACATCCGGCTGATTGCCTTTGTTAAGCCATTTTAATATTTTTTTATTAGGCTGATTTTTTCCTAACGTGCAAGCAACTGCGTCAACTTCAGCCATTTCAATTAATTCCAATAAATCAAAATAATAAAACTCGCCATCTATGTAGGCGCGGTATTTGAGTATCATCTATCATAAGCTCCATATAAAACCAAATAACCGCCGTAATATCCATTGCTATTATTTCTATATTCAATATCGAATGTTGTTTTATCTGTTTTTAATGTTGTTTTGTATACTTGTAAGCAATCAAACTCGCTTAAGTCTTCGCCTTCTTTTGCCACGCCTTCGCTATCAATTATTTCTGCTACGACTTGACCAATGATGTCTTCTTTATCATCTATATGCTCTATCCAACTTTGTGAGCAGCAGTCACCTTCAGCCTCATATACATATATATTATTTTCTGTGGTTATTTTTAAATGGCTCTCATCATGAGATATATCAATTATTTTTTTACCTATTAAATCGCTCATTACATGTTTTCTCATTATCGAATCCTTATATTGAAATCATTATTGCCGCTATCATGATGCTTAGGATGCATATTGCTAGGAAGAATAGGATGCCTTGATGTTTTGACATTATACTCTTGCCTCATCCAGTAATTCGTTGAGCCTGTCTATTTCGTCGCTAAGGTCGTCTATTTCTTGCTGCTTTTCGTTCATGCAGTAATCACACGGCCTAACCTCTAAGGCACCTTTGTGTTTATTAAAATCAGCATGATTACATATTCCATCTCCACATTGTGCGCAATAGATGTCAAGATTTAGTGTAATATATGGCATTATTTTTCTTCCTCGCTTAGTTTTTCAATAACCACTTTTGCCTCATCTTCGTCAAAAACGTCAACCAATGAATGTGGCTCAAATACCAATTGATAAGACCAAAATATATAAAAAATTTCTTTACAATTTGCACATCTTATTGCCTTTCCCTCTTCGTCGCCGTCTATTCCTTGCATTTCGTCATCGTCGATGATGTTTTCTTTTAGGCATAAAGGGCACTTATACTCGTATGTTTCTACATTGCAAAAAGAGCACAAATGGCTGCAATCATAATGCGTCATCTGTTGATTCCTCGTATTTGACCATGGCTTGGTAAATCCAATAATCAGCGATTAATAAATTGCCGTATGGTTGCCATCCTTTCTTGATGTATGCCTTTATTTCAATACATAGCTTCTTATCTGATAGCAAATCTTGTGGTTCTGATAATATTTGATAATTAATTATTTTTCGCATTTAAAAAACTCCCGTGCATATTCACTATCTAATTCAGTCCTATTTACATATCGCCCCCACCTCCAATCGGGCGACGGTGTTTCTATAAAGACTCGATTACATCGAAAGCATTTTAAAATTGTATAATGAAACCAGCATCGAGATACAAATTTAAAGTTATGTTTTATTAAGCATATTATTTTTAGCATGGTTTAATTTCTCCGCTTGGTAGATATGCAACCGTCAGATTCCCCCTTACCGATTCTATATATGTGACATTATTTATACAAATTTGCGGGTGAGGATTTATAATTACGCATACCACTCCTATGATTAGCAATATGAATAATACTATTATTAAGTATGGTAAAATTTTATCGCAAAAAATATCCAGGATTTTATCTAAAAAATTGTCCATTGTTTATCTCCCTAATAAAGGTAATCATCTTTTATTTTTGGAAATAATTTGAACGTAACTAACAATCTAAATATTAAACTTTTGCTTAACTTTTGATATGCGTTTTTATATTCTAGATATTTACAAAATATTTTTTGATTGTATTTCATTGTTTCTTGTGTGACATGCTCCAGCAGCAGGTCTTTGCCTTGGCAGCATTTTCCATCGTAGTGCTCATGATTCATGACGTGTGTTCCATGCGGTTATTGCGTTTACGATATCAAATTCTAGAGATGATGGCCCTCTTGCGTCACATTTTTTGCATCTCACCCAATAAAACCCCCCATCTTCTTGAATGATATTTTTCTCCTCAAGAGTTTTTAAACGTGAGAATTTTATTTCGTTATTGCAAAAAGGGCATGATTTTAATTTTTTGTTCATCTTCTTTCATTCCATATGTTTATTGCGTCGTCTAAAAAAGTTAGGCATGTTTGGGGAGATATAATGCACGTTAAGCATTTGATGATTGCCTCATCATCGTTTGCTTTTAAAATATCTGGGGGGTGGCCGCAAAATGGACAATTTTTAAGCTCTTTAATCATTGCTTGACTCCTCATCTAAAAAGCATAGCTCACATAAATAATCAAACCATTTTTCAATCCAATGCATTTTTGAGTAATGATTTCTTATGCAGCAGTTGACGCACATTACGTTTTCGTCTTGTGCGTTATTTCTCGCCATCCAGTCGCCCATCTGAAGTTCCTTCTTCAATTTCTGTCCTTAGCCTTTCTATATCTTGCATCAGCGCCATAAGTAATCTGTGTATTTTTAGCGCTTTTCCAGCTATTACAGCTAGTTCAACTATTTCATTTCTAATCATTGTCTTTATCCCTGATTAGTCCCTCAATTTCGCTATGTATGAATCCTATTTCGCTAGCTAGCAAAGAAAGACCGTTTGAAACGATTCTGAGACTTTCGCTTAAGCTCGCTATCATTGATAATTGTTGCCTGATTTTTGATTCTTCCATTTTTTACTCCTCCATAAAATTTTTTAAAGACGTGGCATATGTATATTTTGTTCGCTATGTCCGTGATGATGACTGCTAAGCCCATTAGTGATATTACCATTACCCAGCTATCTGATACGCTCATGATTAACTCCTTTTAAATATTAAAAAGCATGCTTTAATGCTTGGTCTTATCTTTTTCTGTCATTTCCTCTACTGTTTCTGTGATTAACTTATCCATTACTTTAGCTATTGATTTAAATTCATGGGGGACGTCTACTTCTAGTGCGCAATAGAGTTCGCCTTCGCACTTGCCAGAAAATATTCTTTTCATTTCTAAAGGCTTGTTGCCTATTATGACTATAAATTCTGGGTCTATATCGTCCTCTCTTTCTTGAATTATTTTCAAGTAATCAATCATTTCGCTTAGCTTCATTTTTAAAACTCCTTTTTATCCAAGTAAATCTAAGCAATCTTGCAGTGCGTTAGCTCTTAGTTCTGAAATTTCTTCGTAAAATTCGCGTTCAATTTCTCTATCACAAATGTCATTGTGTGATAAAAAATCACTTTCTACCACTTCTTTTAGAAAATCCTTGTCAGACCCAACCATCAGCCCCACCTTAATATAAGCAAGGTTGTTTTCTTTTTGTTCGTTTATGTATCTTATTGCATCTTGTTTTGTTAATTGCATGATTTTTTTTCCTTATTTAGTTGAAGCCGCCCATTCGGCAGCTAATGTATTTAGTGAATATCGTACCCTTCCTTAATTGCATCAAGTATTTCTTTTTCGTTATCGTCTATCTGTGTGTAAATTACATCGTCATTATCTAAGTTGCTTAATGAATTGTAAAAATCATTGGCTTTCATGATGTGAATGTTTTCGCAGTCTTCTTCGTCAAAAATATCTATTTCTTGAACGCCGTTGATTGTGTCTGCTTTTAATGTGATTGCTTTAGTCATTGCTCGCTTCCTTTTTTTTGATACTTTAAGTTGTTATCAACTTATGATGTCAGTATAAGTGATAGTTAGTGTTAATGCAAGTGTTATATGTAAATTTTTTTAAATTATTTTTATTTGAGATATTTCTTGATATTTTGTAAGAGATATCTTACATTGTTGATAGTTAATGTTATCAACGGAGACGGCATGCCAAGCGGGGGAAATAATTTAAAATACGAATTTAACCAGGCTATTGCTGATGAAATATGTGATGCTGTGGCCGTGAATCCTTATAGCTTAAAGAAGATATGTCGCCTTTTCCCAGAATTCCCGCCTCCTTATGCTATTTATAGATGGTTTGAAAAGCATCCCGACTTTCGTGAGAAGTTTACGCGCGCGAAAGACAGCCAGGTTGAAACTTACGTTGAAGAAATGCTTGCAGAATTAGAAGAGAGCGATAAATATTCTTACATAGACAAAGAGGGGAATAAGAGGCTTGATACTGGCGCTGTTAATTTTGCAAGATTAAAAATCGATAGCATAAAATGGTATGCAGGAAAGTTAAAAGCTAAAAAATATGGTGATGAAAAAGCTGACGACTCGCAAGAAGTCAAACGCTCAGTCACAATCAATAAAGTTATCATGCAAAAATGACAGACATTGAATATTATCCCGAAAAAACAGCTATAAAATTACATAATGACAAATCAAGTTTTGTAAAAATTGTTAAGGGGCATGTTGGGGGTGGTAAGTCTACAATGTGTTGTCAAGAGTTTTTTGACGTGATGATGAGCGTGCCTGTTTGCGCAGATGGAATTAGACGCGCAAAGGGTTTGGCGATAAGAAATACTTACTCAGATTTAGAGCTAACAACGATAGCAACGTGGTTACAATGGTTTCCGGAAGACGTTTTCGGGCGAATGTATCGTAAGCCTCCATTGCACCATGCTATGCGGTTTTATGATGACGAGGGCATCAGATGTGAATTTGATGTGTATTTTGTCTCGATGAATCGTCCAGATGATTTAAAGAAGGTATTGTCTTTAGAGCTTACGGTATTTTACGTCAACGAGTGTCGAGAAGTCCCGTACACTGTAATCGTAGGGCTTTTAACGCGATTAAGCGGCAGATATCCAAGTAAAGTTATGCTAGGACTGCCCGAAGATTACCAAGGTGAGCTGTATTATCAGTGCCTGTTAGCTGACACCAATGCCCCAAACATCAGGCACTGGCTAAAAAATGTAGAAGACAATACGCCAGAGGGCTGGGTTATCTACAATCAACCTCCAGCTATGATTGCATGCTCATCTGATTCCGCTCCCGACGTAGTTAACGGTCTTGGCCGTTGGGTATTAAATCCCGAGCGTGAGAATTTAAAAGGCTCAACAGGCTCAGCTATTATAAAGATGGCTAAGTCTTTAGATGATGAGACGTTTAAAGTTTATGTTTTAAGCGAATATGGTAGTAGTTTTGAAGGCAAGCCCGTACATCCTGAGTACAACTCATCGTTACACTACTCCAGGCTTATTCTCAACCCAGAGCCTGGATGCCCCTTGTATTTGGGTTGGGATTTTGGAGCTACGCCAGCTTGTGTAATCTGGCAATTGGTAAATGGTAGATTGCTATTATTAGACAACTGGCAAGCAGAATGGTCAGATTTAGAGACGTTTTTAGACGCGATTGTTTTGCCAATATGGCAAACAAAATATAAACAGTGGAATGGGGGTAATTATGTATCTACAGCAGACCCAGCTGGCAATAATATCGTCTCGCATGAAATTAGGACGCTCAATAGCAAGGGTATTAAAACTAATCCTGCGCATACTAACGACCCCGTCACAAGACGAGCAGCGTTAACGCAATGGCTAACGCGCATGATAATGGGTCAGCCAGCAGTGCAAATAAGCCAGCATTGTGATTTTATAAATGAGGCTTACGCAGGTGGCTTTATGTATAAAAAGATTAATATATTCAGCTCTGGAACCACTAAATATCATGATGTTGCAGACAAGAACGAATATTCACACAGCGCGGAAGCGGGAGAATATGGTGTTATGCCTTTGCTTAATGAGCTTAAAAAACCAGATTTAACACTGAATCCAGTAGGCAGAAATCCAGATGGCACATACAATTATAGGTGGCAATGATGACAACAAGTAGTGATTATTTAGTGTACGAACCAAGCAAGATGTCAGAAGAGGAAATCTGTCAATACGCTTTTCAGTGCGTAAGCAGGTGGGAGCAATACTACGAGCTAGCACAAAAAGCAGGCATACAAAACCTTAATTTTGTGTACAAAGACCAGTGGGACGCTACATCACGCGGAAGGCGTAATGCAGCGAATAAACCAAGCTATCAAAATAATTTTATTTTACCAATTCAAAGAAAATTGGTAGCAGAACAGCGTCAAGCGCAGCCAGATATCGTAACGATTCCGAAATCTAACGAAGTACCACCAACTTTATCAAAAATTTACGAAGGCATTTATAGGCAAGTAAGCTACGAGTCAGATACTGAGATAATCTATTCAAAATGTTACGAAGACATGCTAGATACAGGCGCGGGTGCATTATTGTGCGATGTCATGCAAGAAGAAGACGGTTCGCTACATAACAAATTATCTATACCTTATATCCAAGATATTATGCGCTGCGGGTGGGACCCTGCTGCTCAAAGCCCATACAAGACAGATGGAGACTTTTGCTTTATCTACACAATCATGAGTCGCAAAGAATTCTGTCGATTATACCCTGATTTAGAAGCTGAATTTATGTCGGAAAGCGTACCCGAAGGCATGAACGGTTACGCTAGCTCAAATATGGGCAAAGATGACATCATGCTATTAAATATCTGGTGTCGAGAATATTACAACATAAAACGTGTCATGTTAGAAAACGGCACAGAAATGGACAGAAAGGAGTATAATCAAAAAGAAAAAGATATGGAGCTTGAGAACTTTGACGGTAAGGTAAAGTTTGATGAATTTATCAAGAAAATTATTGCTCAAGGCGCTCCTGAGGAAATGTTGCCTAAGTTTTCTGGCAAGAAAATGCCCAAAGTTAAAAAGCAACAGAAAGTCGTTAAAAGTCGCATACATCACTACTTATTGACACGCCATCATATCTTAGAGCAAAGCACGGAAAATGAAAAAGTACAGAAATTACCTTTAGTTTATTCGCCGGGTGAAGTTAAGACGATAGACGGTAAAGTGCTACCGATGCCATTTGCTGCAGTAGCGCAGACTGCGCAATCTGGCGTAAATTATTGTTTTAGTGAAATGATGAATAGTTTAAATAAAACGTTTACGCCAAAGATTATGGCAACACCTGCAATGGTGGCGAATAATCCACATATCATGAATGACCCCGATATTTCGCAAACGTTTATCTACAATATCGACCCAGCCAACCCAAGCGCCGTTCCCGGCGTTTTAGCAATGCCACAAGTTGACAATACGTTACTTACTTTGTATCAGCAATTCCAAAATGATGTACGCATGTTGCTTGGTCGAAACGACGAAAATTTAGGCCAACAAAGCAATGCGCAGTCAGGCATAGCTATAGGCTATAGACAGTTTGCTGGTGATTTATCAGTTGGCCCATACAATGACAACTTAATAAAAGCAATCGGTGAGCTGGCGCGTGTTATGTTTGAGCGCATACCTTACACATACGATACGGAGCGTACAATACAAATACGCGGGCGCGGCGGCGAAAGCGAGTTTGTTAACATTAACTCCCCTGCTTATGAGTTAGACGAAAAAGGCGGCATGAGGTTAGAGAATGAATTAGCAAAGGGCAAGTTTGACGTCGAAGTAAAAGGCGGCTCTAGTTTTATGTCTCAACGTTTGTCAGTAATCAATTTGTTATCTCAATTTGCGCGCATGGACTTAGAAAAGCTTGGCCCGCTCACGTATGATTACATTGCCGAGCTATTCCCAATCATAGATTCCTACTCACTTGTTAAGCGCATACAAGAAACAGTCACGCCACCACAAGTAATAGAAATGGAAGAAGGAAAGAGGCCAAAACCTCCTCAACCAACGCCAGAGCAGCAAGCGTTAATGATTAAGCAAAAGGCTGACTTATTAAAAGCCATGGCTGACATGATGAATGCTAAAACAAGCGCGGAAGACGCTAAATTTAAAGCATTGAACCAAGCGGCTGAGCTAAAGTTAGAGCGAGAAAAGATTAAGGCAGAAGTGGCAGAAAGTTACTTAGAGCTTGAAAAAGCCAAAGTAGAAAGTTTAGCAGGCGTGGCAGAGGCTGCGATTGAAGCTAAAGATAAGCAAGCAGAGCGTGATGCGAAAGTATTGTTATCGAGCGTTGAAGCTGAGAGCAAGCTTATTGACAGTGCGTTAAAAATAGGATAGTAATAGGGGAAATGTATGCAAGATGATATCCAAGACATTTTAGATGATTTAGAGGTTGGCTCAGAGACAGATGATTCTACCGATAACTCAGATGAAATTGACGATATTTTAAGCGATTTGTCAACTGATGATGACGATTCTTCGGATGAAGATAACGAAACTCAGAATGAATCGCAAAACGTCCAGCAGCAGAAGAAGCCGAGCAGGTGGAAAAGAAAGCAGCAATATCTAACTCAAGCTAAGCTTGACGCAGAGAAGGCGGCAGAAGAGGCAAGGCGTGAAGCAACCGCTTTACGCGCTAGAGTTGAACAGCAAGAAAAGATGTGGGCGCAACTCATGTCGCCAATTGATGCTCAACAACAGCAGCAAGCTTCACCAGCTCAGCAACCAGCCAACAATCTCAGCGCGGATGAAATCGAAGAGAGATTGTTAAAGAAATTAAGTGAACGGGCAGAGAAGAGCCGAGAATTTGATAGAATCGGTTCAAAATGGCAACCGCAATTACAGCGAATGCAAAAGCAACTGGCAAAAGACCCTCAAAAGTCTAAGCAGTTTAGTGATTGGTTCGGTAAATATACAGGCGACCTCGGGAGCAATCCAGATAAGAAGTTACTACTAGAAGTAGCGGGCAATTTGGAATATGCAGCAGAAGCGCTCTATACCGTCAATAAATCAGCACAGTTTGCAAACTTAAGTACGGCAGACAAGATAGGTGCGTTACATAAATTACACACTGATATTGTCGCTAAACGTAACAAACAAACGGCATCTGATAAAGGTATAGCGTTACCGAGAGGCAATAATTCATCAACGGGTAAAAAGAAAACCATTGGTGAGATGACGGCTGAAGAAGTTTGGGCGCTGCGTAAGCAAAAAGCTAACGCAAGACGCGGCTAAACTGCCACCTATACATTATCAGATTATTAATAATATGATTTATGTATAGGTGTTAAAATGGTATATTCAGTCAATAATAATAGCTTTCAAGTTACCGAGTTAGTCGACAAGTTCCTTATCCCAGATTACGCGAATGCGTTGGGCACGACCGCCTTGGCTTCTCCTTACAACATGTTTAATGGTAACCCGACCTTGGGTACAAGCGTACGCTTAAGATATCCGGAACGTTTGCAAGGCTTTGAGACCATCACGCCTGATTTGACCACTCAAAACAACAATATTGAAATTCGCTATGCATTCTTGAATTTAAATATTGAAGCGTCGGCGCCATTTGGTTTCTCAACTATTCAAATGGATTTCTTCAGTTTCACTGCTGACAATGCGGAATTCGACAGTTACTACATGGATTCTGCTGGCTTGGCAATGGGTTACACTGTTAATAAGCAAGTATTGGAAATGTGCGAAATGTATTGGTCTGATGCAATTGGTGACCCGCAAACACCATTCAGCGGCCAAGCATCTTTAGCGCAGGTTGATACCCAATATGCAAATATGGGATTAAACTTGATTAATGGTGGTAAAGACAGGTATTTAGGCTTGCACCCAAGTTCTGTTAACTCGTTACAATTAGCTTATCCAAACTACTATAATGAGCGCACTAGTACGCCTATTATGCACATGGGTCGGACACCATTCTTGTACGGTATGAATATTTATGAAGATATTCAAATGCCATTACACACAAATGGTACATTTGCTACATCAAGCGAAATTACAGTGGCAACTACGGTTCCCTTAACTACCACCATTAACGATGCCTATACCACTGTTAGCTTAAGCGGCTTTACGCCCAATGCATCAGGGGTCTTAAATAAGGGTGATTTGATATATTTCTATGATCCTTCTGGCAATCCAATCAATAGCGTTAACCCATTGTCATACCAGCCATACAACAACGCCAAGAAGTTTTATGTAATGGGCCAATTCTCTGGCGGCGCTATTGTTAATCCAATCGTTGCTGACAGTTCTGGCAACGTTACGATTGCTGTATATGCTCCAATCGTGGCTAACCAAGCTAGTGCATTCTTTAATGTATCAGAGCAAGTTGTTGCTGGTTCAGGCGTCTTCTTATTTGGCGGCGCTAATACTGTATGGCGTAAAGGCTTTGCGTTTGATAGAAAAGCATTTAAGTTTGCCAACCCAACCTTAAGTACTTATCCAAACCCAAATACGCCACCAAACAGCCGTTATAGCGCATTCCCAACTGAAATTATCAGGGAGTTTACCGTTCCTGAAACAGGCTTGCGTATTTCAATGAATATTACAGCGCAGGGTGACTTGGGCAACTTTACTAACCAGTTCGTACCGCGTACGTATGCTGGTACGTTGCCTTACAACGGCTATGGCATGACGGTTGCTATGGCAGCTTAGGAAAATAGAATGTCAATACCTATTATTATGCCACCAGACGACCCGACATCGTCATTAAATTATAACCTGACTGTTGCTCAGCTTATGACGAATGCCGCTCGCATTGCTGGCGGTAGGTCTGACAATCAACCTTTGACGGGGGAGCAGCTCAATACCGGGCTGTTCCTTCTCAATAATATTCTTGCCGAATGGGGCGAGAGTGGCATTTATGTGTTTTTTCTAAATACGCTAGAATTCATTACGACCACGCCAAAGTTAGATTATTTTATTGGCAATAGTCCTGAATTTGATATCAATACCAATCCGTTTAATATGATTAATTGGTTTACCTATAACCAGGGCGATATCACTTACACAACGAAACCTATCACTAGAAAACGTTTTGATGCCATTTCGCTTAAAAATATCACGACATTCGCTTATGTGTTTACTTATGAAGTTTATAACGAGTACACGATATTTAGAACATTCCCGCGATTGCCTGAGGGGTTTTACTTAAAAATCGTGGGCAAACAGAGATTTACCAATTTTAATACGTTTGATACGTTAACCAATTTTCCAAGATATGCAAATAATGCGCTAATGTATTCTCTTGCGTCATTATTCAGCGATATTTATGGCTGGGAGCCAGCGGCTAACTTTAATAGTAAATTAACTGGCTATATGACGACGCTATCTAATAATAACAAGAATGACTTTGAGATAGAAACAGAGCAACCTTTCTTGCAATACTTGCCATTCGGCGGCAACACGAGGTCATTCTATGGCTGATTTAACATCTGTTCCAGTTGGCGTGGTGGGTGGCTCGAACATCCAGCAATCACGCCAATTTGACAGCCAACAAGCTATAAATTGCTATCCATTTCACGACACAGTGAAAGATATGTGGATACAGACTCGCTATTCTGGCAGTAATAGATTATCACAGTTTGCCACATCATCTGATATGTTTGTGGGTCGGCCCGGTGGATTTATCAAACTTGATACGCTTGCATTATGCGTGCTAGGCAATCAAGTTTTTACGCTAAATACCGCATTAACCAGCGAAGAAATTGGAACAATTGGTACAAGCTCTGGGCCTGTTAGCATGGCATCTGGTGGCGATTATATCTTAATCGTTGACGGAACTGGCGGCTGGCTTTACCAAATTAGTACTGGCGAATTTTTGCAAATTAATACCATTAATTTTCCTAATTCGACTGGATTTCCCGTCTCCCCTACTTGCGTAGTTGAGCAAGAAGGTTTTTTTTTAGTAAACAACAGTGGAACGCAGCAACTTTTCCAATCCGCTCCCTATGACCCTACCCAATGGAATGTATTAAATGCTATCGAAATTAACTATCGCTCTGCTTCTAGCGCTTATCCTCTTATTTCTATGCGTTCTGTCAATGGACGTATATTTTGCTTTACTACAGGATTTATAGAGGTTTTAGAAAACACAGGCAATGCGGGCTTTACGTTCACGCCCGACCAAAACTTGATATTTGGGTATGGTGCTATTAACGACCAATCGACCGCGCAAGGGGTTGGGGGTGCTCAAGGCCAACAGCAGCCAGAATTTGTGATATTTATCAGCATTACGCCAGATGGCACAACGAAAGTAATGATGACATCAGGCAATCCACCAGAAGTTGTTAGCACGCCAAGCGTTGACTATAGACTTAATCAACTAACCAACCCCTATGATGCTGATGCATATGTATGGACAGAGAATGGCCAAACATTTTGGGTGTGTAGTTTTACAACAGATAATCTTACGCTTGCCTACAATGTAACCAACGACAGATGGATTGATTTACAATCAGGCAATAAAAATCGCTACTTTGTAGAAGCCTTTGGATTTTTTAATGGTTATCAGCTTGCATTGTCCTATCTAGATAATTATTTATATCAACTTGGTGAAAATTTCGTTACTGATAGTGGTAGCGCTATTCCTTATATTCGCGTGACACCCAACATTCGCTTTTCACAATATCGAAAAGCAACTGCGCGTTATCTTGATATCTATTTCGAACAAGGTGACGCTCTAGAAGGCGTTCCGGTTCTTGGCGCTCCTAATTATGTATTTGGCTCTGACCCATTTATTTATTTGTATATCTCTTTTGATGGCGGTAGAACATTTTTAGAGCCTATGGAACGTAGATTAGGCCGCATTGGTGAGCGTGATTATTTTACACGTTTTGAGAATTTAGGCACAGCGTGGGACTGGTGTTTCAAAATAGAAATACGCCAACCCATCCCTATTTACATCATAGATGCTTATTTGCGTGTTAATATTACGGAGACATCAAAATGAGTAATAATACACTTGTTCAACATATGTCTGCACCGCCTATTTGGTCTCAGGTTTCAAATAAGCAAGGGGTTGCATCAATTGACTACGAGCGATTTTTTAATGCTACTCAATCTAACATATCTGTGCTTATTAACAATGCACAGCCATATTTAACAGTTAATCCAGATTTTAATATTTTGTCGGCAAACGGTTACAATCCTGTAACCAATTCAAGTGCAAATTTAACAGCGATTGTTAGTAACTGGATGATAGATAATGGTACGGGAAATGTGTTTAGTATTATGCCAGTAGCCTATACGGATTCACAAAGACCTATTAGCGGTTCTAATAATTACATTAATGCGCAGGTAACTACGCTAAACACCCCCATTACCCTTATTAACAAAAATTATTCTACAACGGGTCAATTTAGGGGCGATACTTATACCGGTCAAACGCTGACATTTTCGACAGTCATTAACAATAATAATGTAAGTCAATCGCATGCACCTGAGCTTCAATTTCAGGCGTATTTAAGCAATATTGGCACGATTGCTGGAAATACCTTTTATTTGCAGCCAAATCTTAATTACATACGCACAACGCTTCAGATACCGCAATTTAATACGCAAGATTTTGGCAGCAATCCCTACACTCAGTTTCAAGTGGCGATTAACGCAGCAAATAATGAGAATCTTAACTTTGATATCTATTACTTTAAAACGGAGTTATCTGATAGCGCTACGCCATTAGTGGTTAATCATATACTAGAGCAGCTTGTCTGCCAAAACCTGGTTTAGGAGCAGTTCATGGATTTATTTGGTAACAATTCGGCAGACTATACAAATGATGCGATTAATGCTGAGCAGCAGGCGTACGGTCAATCAGCACAATATTTATCGCCTTACACTCAAAATGCAGGTACAGATTTTAACAATGCTAGAAACGCTCTCTACACTGGCGCTAGAAAATTTGGTAGCCAGCCCAATTACAATCAGAATTTTTACAAATACTTAAGCATGAGTCCAGAACAGTTATTCAATCAGGCATTGAGCGGCTATTCTGAAAGTCCTTTCATGGCAGATGAAATGAAATACGCGGAATCTTCTGCTAACAATCAATTGATTTCCCAGGGCATGGGTGGGTCAAGCGAAAATGCATTGCTAGACGCTGAAATTGGTAACGTACTTGGTGGTCAAGACATTCAGCGTTACTTAAGCGATATTATGAAATCATTTGACACCCAAGAAAGCATATTGCATCAATACAACAAAGAAGCACAAGACATTGGGGGCTTGTTCCAGGACATGTTAAGCCGTGAATTTGGTGCATCGAATCAGATGTCTAATAATGCAATGAAAGAAGGTCAGCAAGAGTCACAAGCTTATGAGCGTGAAGGCGAAAATGAACGGTATAGACAATCTAATATGTGGAATGACTTATTAAAAATCCCTGGTGATATATGGGAGCTTGACAAGATATTCTCACCAGCTACAGATGCAGCGGGTAAAGTAATTGGTGGTGCAACTAAAGCTGCAGCGGGGTTTTTATAATGGCATATAACCATGGTAACTCATTTATGGAACCCTTTGAACAAGGTGAGCGTATAGAGCAAGAGAAAGAGCGTACAGCGTTGCAGCAGCAACGGCAGGCTGACATGGATAACATGAATAGCCAGCGTATGCAGCTTGTTCAGGCTCAGATTAAACGCATTCAAGCGTTGACTAATAATATGTATCAAAAAAATAAACTCATGGGTGGGCAGCAGGCGTTGGGCTGGGCTAATTTGGCTGAAAGAAAGCGGGAATTTGATGCTAATCAAAAAAATCAATTAGGCGGAGCGAATATTCAGCAAAATAGGCAGCTGAAACTTCAGATGCAAGGTTTACCATTTGTGCGTCAAACTGCAAATGGTGACCAAGGCTTATTTAGAATGCCAACTGGAAACGAAGCCAGCAGTCTTGAAAAAGTAATTGATGCTTATCCTCAGCTTTCAACAGCTATTGACCAAATCGGCCAAGGAACTAGTTACATGCAAACAAATTTCCCTGGAGATGTTCAAAAATACTCAACTGCCATGATTGCTTACATGGCAGGTGACGCCAGCCCCAAACAAGAAAAGCTTTTAGAAAAGTCGGGCATATCCTTAGATGCTTTAATACAAGCCGCCGAAACCGCCCAACGCGTAATGAATATAGCAAAAACAAATGAAGGGATGAGGCAGGCATTTGATTTATTTATGCCAAGAAAAGGTGACACAGCGCAATCTTATTTAGCACGAATGAATACGATTAAGAACAATTTTAATGAGCGTTATTGGATGGCGCAGTATCAATTGCAAGGAATTCCCTTAAAGGCTGTTGGAGGTGAAGTGCCTAACTCTAATGCCGCATTAGAAGATATGAATAATTTTGTCAAGTCCAATGTAGCCAACACTGCCCCAGTAACTAATAACGCAACAGTTAGCGCGCTTCCAACCGGAATAACCGAAGCTGATATTCAAGCAGCTATGCAAGCGAATCCAAGCGCGACGAGAGACCAAATAATAGCCCTGCTTGTTAAAATGCGGAGTGGAAAATAATGGCATTAAGTCCTGAAGAAATAAAGGCCATACAAGGAATTAATCAAGGCGGTTTAACGCCTGATGAACTAAACGCTATTAAAAAAATAAATAGCAACAGCCCTAGCGCATGGGAAAAATCGGGTTTAGCCATAAAGGCTGGAGCTGAAGAGACATTGTCAGGAATAGGGCGTATTGCGAATGAATTTGGTTTTCCAGATTGGTTACTTAAAGGAAATATACAAGGGATTAATGAAGCCATTCAAGGGGCATCCAACAAATCCCAACAACAATTCGAGCAAACAAATCCAAATTTAGCTGAACAAGCATTAGAAGGCGCAACACATTATGGAACTGCTGCGATAGCTACAGGTGGAGGCGAAGCAGGAGCAGAAGCGGCTTTGATTAAAATTTTTGGAAAACTAGCAAAGGTATCGCCAGAAGCAGCAAAAAAACTTGCTCAAATTGTACAAAAAAATGCTGCAACAAAGTTTGCTGCTAAAACAGCAAAAACTATTCCTTCCGGTACAGCATTTGGGGCAGTAACCGCTAGTCCTGATGAATCATTAAAGGAAGGTGCAACTATTGGTGCTATAGCTAATCCTGTTGGATCGTCTTTATTTTCAGCGGCAGGCGCAGGATTAAAAGGATTAACAAAATTTAATGCTATTAAAAAAATGGCTGATGCAACTAATACAAGTATTGAGGAGCTAAAGCAGGCTCTTAAGGATTTGACAAGAGCTGGAGCACAAGAGCCATCAAGCCAGTTAGTTGGAAATGTTATAAACAATCCAGAAGTGAATAAACTTGAAACAAATACGTTGCCAACTACAGCTGGATTTAGGAAAAAAGCGGTAGAAAAATTAGTAAATACTGGTTCAGGACTAGTTAATGATGCCAATCAATTAATGGGAATATTGGCAAATGATATGGATAAAGAGACCATTTCAGATGAGTTGCAGAATTTAACGGTTAATCATGTTGATAAATTGGAAGGTGACAGTGTTAATAATTACAGAAAAGCTAATAAAGAAGCTAATTCTTCTGGATTTCAGGTAGATCAAAGACAATATAAAAAACAAGCAAAACAGCTTTATAATGAATTATCTAAATTAAGCACTTCATCTGGGGTAAATAGAAATTCACAATTAATGGAAGAAATGCGCTCAATTTATGAAACTGCACCTGATTTCACAGATTTACAATCAGCGAATTTAAGTAAATCTGACTGGGGAGATGATTATTATAAATCCGTTCATTCTGGTGATAGAAAAGCAGCCAGAAGATATTTGAAACTTCAGCAGTCACTAAGGCAATCTATTCAAGATTCAATTGATAAAAGTGGAAATGATGACTTAAAAGAACTCTACAACCATGCGGAGAGTTTTTATAAAGAAAATATTGTCCCACTAAAGGAAAAGGATATTGCTGGTATTGTAACCGGAAAAAAAGACCCAGATACCATTACTAATACATATTTACCTTTAAGTGGAAAAGGAAGATTAAATTTATTAAAAAAATTCATCAAAAATGCACCAAATAGTGAAAAATTATTGATGGTAGATAGATTGTCCGGTGCTATAGAGCAAAATTCTTTAGGAAAAAATTACACTAATCCAGATAAATTATTAACTATTTTAAATAATATTGGTGATGATAGATTAAAAATTTTAATAAAAGACCCTAATGTATTAAATTTAATTAAACAATTTAGAAATAATATGAAGAATGGCAGCGAGGCAATGCAAATGATGTTTAATCCAAAAACGGGTTATGCAAACGTTGCTAATACCAATCTATATGCGACCATGAAGATGGCTGATGAAATGTTAAGTTCTTTGGTAAAAGGAGATATAAAGAACGCAGCATCAAAAGCCATTGTTGCTTCATCTAATTTAGCAAAATTTAGGGCTGTAAATGACCCTCAGTTATTGCAGAAAATTATATTTATTAAAACGGGTCAAAAAGTACCAACGGGAACAATATATCGTGCGGGACAACTCCTCTCAGCGGGCGGCGTAACATTTTCTCAAGCATTAACCCAAGCCATTAATGAGCAGCAATCTTAAAGTTTACCATCAAATAAGGCAAAAAATGCGAAGAATCCACCAATTAGAGAAACGTAATAAAATATATCTGAGACAATGTGCCATATAGTTAACCACATGATATTTTTCCTTGATTTAAATGAAAAAGTATATAGTTAATGTTAGTGTAAGTAAATAAGAAATGTCTTTATTTATTGTAAGAGATTTCTTACAGTGATAAACTTGATTTGTTGTAGGAGTTTATGTTATGTCAACCGTATATGTCCTCGGAAATCCACCGTATATTTACGTGCCAAATCAATATGGGCAACCCAATGCGGGCGGTTTCTTTAGGACATTAGATACCGTAACAGGCGCTCCAAAGGCTGTTTATGTTGACCAAGCTGGACAATTTCCGGCGCCAAATCCAGTTCCATTAGGATTAAACGGCATCACTGAAACACCGATTTATTTTCAGGTTACTACTGGAGAGGATTTATACACTCTAGATATTCTTGATGCAAATGGTAATTTACTTTACTCCATCCCAAATTATCCTGATGAAACATCAGGAGGTGGAGATATTATTGTTAATAATAATGTCGTTAATTATGCTAGAAATGAACAATTTGCATTCTGGAATTTTGGAACAAGTTTTGATAATACAACATTGCCAATTGGCACGACGCAAATAGCGGATGATTGGTATTATACGCGTTCAAATACAGACGCAACCATTACTATTCAACAATATAATTTTGCAGCTGGCGCTAATCTTTTCCCATTTTCTCCAACATCAGCGTTACAATTTATTGTGACTATTTCTGCTCCTGATTCTACATCTTATATTTCACAATTTTATGAATCAGTTCAGACATTAACAAATCAAGTAGCTACTTTTTCATTTTATGCAATGACAACCAATGTAGGCGGTTCTGCGCCTCTTAATTTAATACTTATTCAAAATTTTGGAACAGGTGGCAGCTCGCCTATTGTGACGGTAATTGATACTTACACAGTGACAGATACAGCAACGCAATTTAGCAGTACATTTACATTACCCGATATTGGCGGCAATACCATTGGAACCGGCAGCAATATTCAATTCATTATTCAACCCGATACCGATGTTATTCAAAATATTGTCATTGGCGATATTGCGTTTCAATCTGGTACGGGTTCAGGCACGGCTTATCCTTATATTTCTGAAAATGAACAATACGTTAAAATTTTACCTGATATTTTGCTTGGAAATGAGCCAGCAACAGGAACAGATATTATAGGAGTTGGTTCATTGCTCAACCCACCTATGCCAAATGAAACCTTGACTGAATATTTAAGTACCTTATCTGAATTGTCAAATACAACTGAGTTTTTGATTGGATGGCAATTTCCACTTAATCCTAATCAATTTGGCGCTGTGATTTCATCCGTTAATAATGCGCAGTATATTGCAGACCAGACCATTTTAGTCAGCGATGGTAATGGTGTAGTTTCAAAAGATAGCTTTATCTCGCAAGCGCTAACAGTTGAAGTGCTAATCGCAAATACAAAATTTGGATTCTTTCAAATAATAGAAGGCCCATCATCAAAAGTGATAAACGGTTCAAATATGTCGCTTGGTGCATTATTAAATCTTTCATCAGGCTCAGCCACCTTCAAAATGGCTATTTTAGGATGGTCTGGCGTGGAAGGAATGGAGACAAAAAGTTGTGTTGCAGCGTGGAATGCAGCAGGAACTAACCCTTCATTGGCGACAAATTGGAACTATGCGTCTTCTGTGCAAATATTCACGGTCGATACTGCATCAACATATGCCACGCTGAACAATCAAATTCCGAGCGGATATGTTACCTATGCTGTTTTAGTTTGGAATGATTCAGCTGATTTGCCAGCAACAACGCAAGTTAATTTTGAATCAGCCAGCCTGACGGCGGGATTAGTTGCAAAATTAAATAACAGTAATGATTTCGGCACCGTTTTACTGCAATGTCAGCGCTATTATTATCGAACATATGATTGGCAAACTGAGCAAGCGGCAGGGGCTATTACGGGCAATGGACAAAATGCGATTTCTATTCCATCCATGGTTGATTCCGTAGGTAACAGCGGCTCCATATTCCCCATTTCTATTACACCAACTTTTACAGCTAATGTCGTTTTCTCACAATACAATGGATGGGTTCCATTCATCGAAACAATGTACAGAGCTCCTACCGTTTCTATTTATGAGCCAGTAACAGGTGCATCAGGATTTGGAAGTGCATATATTTCTGAAACAAATATGACGCTAGTAGGCCCTACCTTAAACGTTCCGATGGTTGAAAATGGCTCTAGCGAAACAGGGTTTAATATCTTAACAACTTACACCGATGTTCAATACACAGCTGGTGTAGCTGGAGGAACATTCAACTCATATCCCATTGTCTATTTTCATTACATTGCCGATGCAACTTTAGGAGTTTGATAAATGCCAATTTCAAGACCTGTTGACCAACATAATTTACGTTTTATCCCTGACCAATCATCAATTGAGTGCATACATTACACTTATCCGGTGGTATTAGATTCAAATTTTTATATCAATAACCCACAGCAAGTGGGGGCGCCAATTCAGGTAGCAAGCAGGATAATCAATGCTATTGTTGATTTAACGCAAGATACAACCATCACTTATTTATCACAGAACGGCGAGACGTTGACTCTTACTTTGACGCATAATGGTTGGTTTCCTTTGCATTGCTGGGGAATTTTTACAGCGGGTGCAGGCGTCCTGACGTTGGAGTGGGGTCGATGATTAATTATATATTCCCCTCAATTTGGCAAGATGCCAATTACTATGATGCAGAGCCGCCTTCAACTCCAGCTTTTATCATTACTGAAGTTGGTAATAATCCTATTATTACTGAAAATGGCAATAATATTATTGAGGAATAATCATGACAGCATCAAATAAAATGCCATTTCCAAGAGCTAGACAAATAAAGACTGGCGATCCAAGTTTAGTGCTTGTCGATGAATTGCTGATGACAGATGTAAAAATATCAAGTTTTCCAACAGCTGTAGGCAGATTAGCAGGAACCGAGCTAGTAACGGGTTTAGATTCAGGAGTTAATACTAATTTCACAACAGCTCAGGTTGCTGCGTTAGCTAATGTTTATAATCAAACCAATGGCACCTTAGCATCTGTTAATAATGCAACGGCCACTGTCCATAGCTATTCTGTTGCTGCAAATGAAATATTATCAGGGGCAGTTTATGAATATAATGCAAAATATTCAGTTCCTTTAATATCAGCGCCTTCCGTCGTCGGAAGCTATCAGCTTCAATATATGATTAATGCGACTACTTATACGTTGCCCATTGCTAATTTTACAGTTACATCAGGTGGAAACTGTACGATTGGTTATATTGATACGCTATTTACCTTTCAAAATGGGAACGTCCTTTTGGAGTATAAAATATATTTATCAAATATACCTGGTTATTTAAACCCAAATTACTCCGATACGCAATTTGCTACTAAACCTTTCGTAATTGGAGCAGATAGCTTTAGCGTGGCATCAATTATAACATCACCTTCAACGTCGTTAACTATGCAAATAAACTCGAGCACTTTAGCAGGCATTATATAAGGTAAATAACATGACTCAATATTTTTGGCAAATACAAGACCCTCCAATCTACTCAACAACCGATGGCTATGTTTATTTTAATGATACAAATAATACATTACAGTCGATAAATGAGCCCGTCGCTGGAATCGACTTGGCTAATAAAAATTATGTCGATAGTATTTTCAATAATATATTAGGTATCACAACAGTTGGCACAGGACCCCAATACGATTATGCAACTATGCAATTAGCTATCGCTGCTGGCCATCAAAAATTATACATAGCTACTAGTATAACGGAAACAGTTCCTATTACGTTTGCAGGTTCATTAACGGTTATATTTGCCGATAGTGTTAGCGTTACCTTTAGTGATGCGACACCATTTACTTGTCAAGCAGCCTCCGCAATTTTAACCTTAATTTCTGAAGGTAATTGCCAATGGGTTCTAAATTACAATGCCGGTGATGGCTCAATTGTTAATTTAGATGCTATTACAGCATCACCCCCTTCTAGAATGGTAGGAAATTACTTAATTCAGGGAAATAGCAACCCTGCATACAATGTAAAACCAGTCTCGTCAAGAGCTGGATTTGACCAGTTATTTTACTTTGATGGAACTGTCGTTTATGTAGAGCCTCCCAATACGGGAAGTTACTTTGATATTGATAATATTGCATTTAATGGTTTATTCGTAATTGTAGGTGGTGGCATTGCGGCTCAAGCACTTAATGTGCAACGTGGTGGTTTTATTGAATATTTGTACTTTACCGGAGCTTTCGATATCAGTACTTATATTGCCACATTTCAAACAAGTACAACGATTAATAAAATAAGCAACGTAGTAGGTGACGCTAATTCTTCTATTTATGCTAAAGATTCGGTGATTACTTCAGCAGACGGTGGCAGTTTTGGCCTATCAATCACATTAGATGGGTCTGATTCTACATCTCCTCGAGCCACATTGAATAATTCAACCAATATAAATCTAATATTAACCGATATCAGCTCTTCAGTTAATAATTGTCAATTAATAGGGTTTGATGATAGCGCTGTGACAAGTGGAATTTTTAATTTTACGAATATTATGTTTTCCTCAATGCCTGCTTTTGCAGCAACAAACGGGGTTACTAATTATAACTTTGTAAACTGCAGTTGTGATTCTGGCTTTAATTCTATGTTGTCATTTTCAAAGTGGACTAACTGTACAGCCGGAAATCTTGCCAGCCCCGGAAGCGGAGCAACATTTACCATTCCCGCAACTGCGGATAGCGTTCAAATTAATAACTGTATTACTGATGATACATTAATTGATAATGGTACCAATTCTTCATTTTCATATAAAATATTTTAAGGGGTATCTGATGGCTGGAATAACATATAATTCTGATATCTTTCAATGTCCAACAGCTCCATCATCTGGAAATGATTTGACAAATAAAACTTATGTTGATGGGCTAGCAGGAAATCCCACGCCCATTCTTTATCAAATTGCCGACACAGGAATCCCTGCAAGTAATATTATTTATAGAATAGGAGATGCTGGAGAAACGGAAACGGTTAATTGCGACTCTGTTTCAGGCGTTCAAATTAATTCAGCTGTAGGCGCTGGTATAACAGCGGGAAGTGGAGATGCCAGATTGATATCAAGCTCAGCCGCGGCCCAGATATTTGGCGAGACTGATGTTGCTATTCAATCAAATTCCAATATTCATTTGGACTTAACAGGGGTTTCAGGTGATTTAATCGTTGAAGGTTTAAAATCGGCTTCGACATCAAACTCTGTTTTTTATGATGCCGTTACCGGAAAGATGACTTATAACGCTACACCTCTCCAAACTATCACATTAACAGGCGATGTGACAGGCAGCGGAACGAGTAGTTTTGCTACAACAATTTCGAATAACGCCGTGACAACATTAAAAATAAATAATGCTGCTGTAACTTACGCTAAAGTTCAGAATGTGGCTGTATCTTCTTTATTAGGCAATCCAACGGCGTCACCTGCTGCTCCAAGTGAAATTACATTAGCTGGCCCATTATCTTTTTCAGGCACTACATTAACAAGCTCCGCTTTTTCTAATTTTTCAATTAATGTTGTTACTTTTAATACGGCAGGTTCCCATACCTATACGCCATCTACAAACATGAAATATTGTCAAGTAATGGCGATTGCTGGCGGTGGTGGGGGTGGGGGCGCACAAGGTGGCGTAACTGGTAGTGCAGCGGGAAGCGGTGGAGCAAGTGGCGGCTGTGGCATTTCTTGGTTTTCTGCTGCAACCATTGGCGCATCCAAAACTGTTGTAGTAGGAGCTGCTGGCGCAGCGGGGGCGGCTGGTAATAATGATGGCGGAAATGGCGGCAACACGACATTTGGCGGAACAATGCTAAGTGTAATAGGCGGAACAGGCGGCTCAGGTTGCCCTAATAGCGCATCGTTTCAAATCATGTCCGGTGGCTCTATAGGATTTCCAAATGCACATCCCGGAGCGATTAATATCATTGGCAATGATGGCGGCTTCTCTATATCAACCGGTTCTATTTCTACATCAATTCAAGGCGCTGGTGCGCCATCTCCAATATTGGGAGGAGGTACCATTTCTTTAGCCCCAAACTCAACCCTTGGAGCTGGAGGCGCTGGCGCCATCACCGATACAGTAGACCAAGCGGGAATAACAGGCGGCGTGGGTGCATGTTATATCATTGAATATATTTTAAGTTAGTAATAGAGGAAAAGTTAATCATGGAAAACAAAGAGAGAAAATTTAAGCAAATATTATCTTTATTTGTATTTCTTGTTTTAATCATGTCATTCCTTGTTCCTGCTTTTACCGGCTCAAGATTAAGTGATGTTGGAAAAGTAGGATTATCAGTTTTACAAGATACGACTATTTTTTGGTGCACTGCGATTCTTGGATATTATTTTGGTTCAAGTTTAGTTAAATCATTTTTAAACAACGGAAAGCTTGATAAAAGCAATCCACTAGCGGAGGAAGAGAAAAATGTTTGATATTAGTGTAAGTTATGCCGGCCAAACGGATGTTAATCCGAATATTGTTAAAATTACAACATCAGATAGCTATGATGTTATTACCACAGCAGGTTGGCTTGTTCCGGCTAACATTGCACCTATTTATGTTAACCCATTAGATATCTTATTTATCAATTATAATTACAATGTAACAGCCAATCCACAAGCAAACTTCGGTATATTTCGTGCTGTTTATACAAATGGCGTTATTACTTTAGAGCCAGAAAGCGGAACAGGTTCAGTTAAATTACCTGTTGTTAGTGGTCACTTTGCAAATTTCCAAGGTACTACAGGAATGATTGGTGATAATGGATTTGTTCCAAGCAGTTCATCATTAACACAAGTTACAATGGGGCACGCTGGTTCTTATACTCCGGGTAATATATTAGTCGCTTACGATGCTTTTGGTAGCTCAGGCCCCGGGATAGGTGTTCCAGCAACACAGATAAATTCCCCCATAACGGCTACTCCTAGCAATATCCCTATGCAAATGGGTCTTAATCTGACTGCGCCTTCTATTACAAGTGGTTATGCTTATGGCAGCAATTCTTTTGTATCCTTTACTGCAAATGCAGGAGGCGACTTAGCGGGTAGTTCTAGCACGATTACAGGAACAGGTGCGCTTGGTGCTACCTCAGTGACTTCAGGGCACGAATCAATTTTAAATGTAAGCGGAATGACTATGACAAGCGGGGCTGTTTTAGCTGCATTTAATGCAGTATTTAACGCAAGTTCTGCGGTAACGGGAGCAACTGATCAGTATGCCTTAATTTCATCTAAAGGGCCTGCTACAGGTTCATTAGGATGCTTAATTAATTATCAAGGAAAGGCTGGCAATTTCCTTAATACCGTTGCTTCAAGCCCCATGGTAGGCACACCTAGCGGCCTTACTCCAAGCGGTTTATTTGCTTCTCTTTTTATTGAGATTGGTGGCGTTCAATATCAAATACCTTGCGCTACAATTTTATCTTAATATTGATAACCGTTTACATTTATCATAAGATGTAAACGGTTAGTTAATTTTTATTTACATATGGAGTAATTATGTTTGATTTATCGCATTTTGAGGCAAGAAAGAAAGAATTAACTGAAAGATTTGATGCAACGGTGAATGATATCAAGAATCATCAGAAAGCAATTGAGCAGCTAATTGGCATTCAGCATGAATTGCGTGGTGCGCATGCAGAAAATGAAGCAAACATCAAGAAACTAACAGAGGTCAAAGATGGCGAAGCTAACAGCGAAAGCACGCAAGAAAATAAAGTCTAGTGAATTTGGGTTACCAGAAGAAAGAAAATACCCCATGCCTGACCGTGCTCATGCTGCAAATGCCAAAGCGCGTGCTACTCAGATGGTAAAGAAAGGTAAACTTTCTGAAGCTGAAGAGGAGAGGATAGAGCGAAAAGCAAATAAAGTGTTACGAAAGAAAAAATAACCGGAGTTAATGAAATGAAAAAGAAAGAACCAATGAAGAAAGAACTGCCAATGAAAAAAGATGGCAAGTGTAAGCACTGCGGAAAGTAGATAAAAATAGCCGTGAAGCACTACTAATAGTGCGCAACCTTCACGGCTTTTTAGGAGTTTATTATGCCATTGAAAAAAGGCTCATCACGTAAAGACGTATCTGAAAATATTAAGACTGAAATTGCTCATGGTAAGAAACGCGATCAAGCTATAGCAATAGCTCTTTCTGTTGCTGGAAAAAGCAAGAAGAAAAAGAAATAACTATTCATACAGCCCAGAAAACGTTTTAAACATTTCGATAATATTATCTTCGCCGATGTCTTTAATTGATTGACGTGCATCTTTTTCTGATTTAAAACATGGCGATAAAAGAGTTGATTTTGTTTCTTTATCATAACAATCAATTATGAGGCATCTTTCAATATCTTGAGAAACTGAAATAATAAATTGTTCCATTTTATACTCAATCCTTTTTGCCAAAGGATGGGCTTTTAAGCGCATGAAAGTTGCCAACGCTTTATCCCAGTTAATGGCAATTTCTCTATTTTTAGCATAAGTCATTAATACATCATCACCACCTGCGCCAACTTCAATTCCATTACCACATGAATCTAATGATATATCATTAAGTGACAATTTAAGTTCGTTACCTTTTTTCTCAATCTCTTTCTTCTCTGGGTTTTCGACTTCGATAAAATCTTGGCATAACATATCATCTAATTTTACTTTAGCAATTTCCCAATTCCTATCATTTGAAAAATATTGAAATCTATTATTAAATATTCTGTAAACGCAAATTGAAAAAGCATCATGCATCATGGCTTGGTAAAACTTTCCAGCCTTCATCCCGGCAATCGCCTCTTCAAAAGAGTATGTTTTGACTGGTTCTTGCATTTTTTGTTCCTCTAATTTGTAATAATAGTCTTGGCAAGCCTTAAGCTCCGCTGAGTGTGATTTTTGCAATAAATTACATTGCTCTAAGCAATGTTGATGAGTTTCTTCTACAGTAGATAGATTATTAAATTCAAATCCATGAACTATGCATCGTGGTTGTAATTCTAATGATTTATGAATCATAATTTTGCAACTATTATCCATATCTTGCTTAAGCTGTTCTGTGAATTTTTGGATGCAGTGCCTTTTAAGTTCTGGGCTATACTCATCCATAAATTTAAAAGCATAACCGCCATGCGTGGTGCAATCTAACGTAAAATGTTTATTAATTATTTCACAATCCGTCAATTCAACGATGAGCCATTTATCCATATGACAACCAAGCGTAAGAAGCGGATGAGTAACCCATCTATTTTCAAGTTCAGCAAAAACTTCAAAACAAGAGTTATTCCATCTATATTTATTATGAATATTACCCTTGCAAATAGCCCCACGCTTCATCGCCTCTTTGGCTTCTTCCCATGTTAGATTATGTTCTGTCATTTAATCTCTCTCTTATGAATCCTAATGATTGGTCGCTATTAATCTCACCATTTTCAAATATAACCCGGAAGGCGCATTTGTTAACTTCAGCCCATGAGGCTTGTTCTTTAAGCTCATAAGTTTCATTATTTTCATATACTGCAAGAAGTCCTTTGGCTGATTTTTTAATGCCACTATCTGTTAATGGGTCTTTGAATATTTCAACTGGCTTGCCATCAATTTCGGCGTAAGTAGCTTTCATTGCCCAACCATCAGTATCACGTGTAACGTGTTGGTATGTATATGAACCAATACCTAACACAATATTGGTGCTAGCAAAGCCTTTGCGCTTTAACCCTTCACATATTTGCTTGGCTCGTTCCAGTGTAATGCTGTCGCCATAGATTAAACCAATATGCGAGTCTAATACTTTATAGCCCTGGCTATTAACAGTGCCGCCAAATATGTCCCATAGGCATTCAATAGCACCTTTATTGGCGCATGACAGATCAGCGTCAGAATCACCACAAATAATCTTAACAGGGTCTCCGCTATCGGGACGGAATACAACTTTACCATCACGCGCCATAATTTCTGTTTTTAAAACATTAGATGTAAAAGTTAATGTATGCCAAAAATCCCATGTATCACTTACTATAGATACAATCCCAGAAGGATATACTTTCGTTATTAATCTATGGATTGTATCGAGTTCTGTATCTTTTCCGCCAGCACACATCACGCTATGCTCAGTGGCCGGAACGCTCATAGCTATAACATCAGCAGCTAGCTCACCATGATAGTATTCTTTTATAAAATCAATAGCAGGTAATGTATCAGAACCTTTAAAAGAAGTTAAATGAGCAGCTCCACTTATCATCGCTGCTTCTAATCCAAACATACCTCGCATTGAAAAATCATGAGCTTGAAAATCAACAAATCCGACATTAAGATGGTCTGTTTCTTTTGCATACTTAGTTAAAAGCTTTTTATATTCAAATGCAGTGGTAGCGCTTGTGCATGCGCCCCACAATGTTGCGCTTAATAATGTTTCTAAATAATTGACTAACCATGAAAAGTCAGGGTGAGTATTATAAATAACTAATGGTGGCACTTTAATGGGCACAATCGAACCTTCCGGTAATGCCATAATTTTAATAGGTAAATAACCTAAATTATGCAACGAAAATAAATGATGAATCCCCACTTGATTGGGGCCAAGATATGAATCTATTTCTCTACTAAACTTATCAGCAACAGAGTTAAAATCTTGTTTGAAAAATTCACCCCAACCATTGATAAGATATTCTTTAATGAAATATTGTAGGCCGAAAAATACGATATTATCTAAATCTCTTCTGGATTTTCTTGCCGTAAAATTAGAAAAAATTAGTGTTGTATTATCAGGATATTGTCTTTTATGATCAAGTTTATAGCCATCGATTAACAGTTCTGGTCTTAAAATCATAATGATATTACCTTAAAGTTATGTAAATATTTACTGGCAAATTCATAAGGCGCTAATGAATCTGTACATCCTATAATATCGTAATAATTAAACAGCTCATCCAATCCTTTAGAAAATATGCCATGCGTGACAAATAAGAATAATTTACCTGCCTCTTGCTCTTTTAGCTTTTTAGCCAATTCAATAAAGGTTGCTCCTCCATCGCAAATATCGTCAAAAATAATGCAATTTTTATCTTTTACATTTCCATATACTTCTGTTTTTGTAATATTTCCTGATGAATCTCTTATTTTATTACACTGCACAATGGAATTATTAAATTCATTTAACTTTAATAATTCTGGATATCGCTTATACGCACCTAAATCAGGAATTATTAATGTTCTAGCATCACAATAACCTAGAAAGCTATTTTGATAATTAATAGGGTCGATATTGATAAAGGTTTTAATTAAAAAACTAGCGGCATTTGAATGAACATCCACCGTATATATTTCAGCATCATAGTTATTTAATAAATCAGCAAAAGCCCTTAGCGAAAATGCATAATTACTTATTTTTCTATCCATTCTAGAAAATGGAAGATAAGGAATTAATATTTTAGGACAATATTTTTCTCTTGAATATTTATAAAAATCTAAAAATTGAATTAAGCAGATAATATCATCTGAATCTCTAATTTTAAACGTTGTTAATGCATGATCGTCTAAAATTGATATATTGTACTTTACCTGCACCTCTCCAGCAGGAAACTTAAAGCTTGATATTTTATCATTTTCTATCATTATTTTCCTTCCTTATTCAATCTAAAAGCAGTATAATTCATTTTAACATAATGTCAACATAAAATAGGTTAGTATGGATATTACGCATAGATACAAATTAGCTGAAGAAATCATTAAAAAGTTTGAAGGATTAAGGTTAGAAGCTTATTTAGACATAGCTGATATTCCTACAATTGGCTATGGAAACACTCATCATGTTAATGGCGATAAGATAAAGATAGGCGAATGTATCACGCAACTAGAAGCTGAGCAGATGCTAATGCGAAGTATTATAACTATAGATAATTTTCTATTTGCTAATCTGAAAAATAAATCTCTCAATGAAAATCAATTAGCCGCGTTAATTAGCTTAAATTATAATATCGGCATGGGTAACTTTATATTCTCAACAATGAAAAAGAAAATAGATGACAGTGACATTGAAGGCGCAGCAAATGAATTTGAACGCTGGAAATGGTCGGCAGGTAAAGTGGTAAATGGATTAATTCGACGAAGGCAAGCAGAAAAGGAGTTGTTTTTATCGTGAATAAAGAATGCAATCAATATATAGTGGAAATGAATGGGTTAAACGCCTTAAGATTTCACGACACGACTACGAGCACAAGAGATTGGTACAAGCATTTTAATAATGCTGAACTCGAGTTTAAGCATGACGGCAGTTATACAGTTGGTCTTAAGGATTGCAAAAAAGAAACTGCAAAAGACCAAAGAATGAAGCTAATTGAAGAAGCTAAACTAGAAGAAGCCAAAAAACAAATGAAAACAGAAAAAATGCTCAACATAAGCTTAATATTAAATGCCGTCCTATCCTCCGCCGTCATACTTTTATCGATATCTATTTTTGCCATCATCATTTATGGAACGATAGGGATTTATAATTAATGAAATTAAGAAAAAGGCATAAAAAAAGACCTATTTATATTAACATAAAATCATTTCTTGTATTTACTGCTGAGCAAGGGCCATTTTACTTATCTACACAATGCAATCCTCATGAATGGATTACATTGGAAAGGATTAATTAATTTTTTATTGATATCATCAATTATCATATAATACTATATTGGTGGGTAAGTTGGGACTTGAACCCTACCGCAGTGCTTAGCATCATAAAGATGTCCACAAATGCTCTACCACCTGAGCTACCTTACCCTTATTTGGTGACATTATGTCGGAATTGCACCGTTGTTTTACTCTCTCTACACGAGCAACCGCATACTGCCCATTCACCTATTGCTAGGTCTCAAATTCTGCGGCTTTCAAGCAACCCACCCCACGTTGCTATGTGTCACTGTCCACATCGATAATGTCATAAATTGGCTTCCTCGGTAGGACTCGAACCTACGACCGGCAAGTTAACAGCTTGCAGCTCTGCCGCTGAGCTACGAGGAAATATAAACTGGTGGCGTTAAGCTGGATTTGAACCAGCATCTCTAATGCAAAAGCGCTTTACCTCTCGCGACACTTTAAGCTATTAACGCCATAAACTAATTTATGATGATTTTTGCGAATGAAGACTATTCAATCAAGGAATCATCAAACCTTAGCTCTCTCGCCCAATCGCGAGGATTCTTTAAATTAGCGCCGTCTTTCCGAGCTGTCACACCCCCTGAACCATTAGGACAAGAAGGGATTTGAACCCTTTTTCTCTTACCTAATCTCGGTGAGCGAGATGGAATCGAACCATCATTACCGTTAAATTAGTGCGCCACTCTCGGCGCGGTCAAGCATAAATAGTATCGCCGCTTTATACGCCGGTTTATGTAACAGAACCGGAAACATTCTACTTTACAGAGCTGTAGTAGCTCCTAGCGCTTGACTAATAGAGGACATAAAACTAACTTTTTCTAGCTCTAGAACATCAACATTATCAAAAGCACTACTTAATGACTGGAAGAAGTTTTTTAAATCAGGCGATGCATTGCCAACAATTAAAAAGACAATCTTAAATTCTGTGCCAGCTTTTAAATCACCATTTACTTTACCAATAGTATCAATAACGGCTTGTTTATTGGTCGGCTCACCATCTGTGACTAAAAATAAAAATGTATCTTCGTGATCATCTTCTTTATGTTCTTGATAGGCTTCCCAGATAACTAAATCGGTTCGGGTTGCCATTTCATTTGGTTGCGCGGCACCAATAATGCTATCAATTTTATCTTCTGAAATATGGTCAAACTTTTCTACTTTATGACCGAATCTGAAAATACAAATACCTTCATTTTCAAATTTTGCAGCTTCATGACAAAATAATTTCATCTTTTCCAGCGCGTAATCAAATCGTGACAGATTACCTGGCGTATCATTTTGTTGCATGCTACCTGAAACATCTAATGCAAAGATAAAATTATCATCTTCGTGCAGCTCTAACGTACTATGGTCAGTCATTTAAATCTCCTATTAATGATTATGACTTGCTTTTTCTTTAATCTCTCCAGATACCTTTTTAAAAAAATCACTAAATTTTGATTCAGGTAAAAATATCAGAAGGACAAAGAGAATTAGCAATCCAGTTTCCCATCGGAATAGAGCTAAAAATATTCCTATAGTTCCTATCCATGCTGTTAAACTGTCCATTTTTTTACATAAAAATTCGTTCATTTTAAATCCTTAAAGTTTAATGCCACCTACCAGGGTATATCATCGTTAGGCTGAGATGATTTGGCAGGAGGAGTCTTTTCTTCATCACCAACAAATGGAACTTGATATGTTCTATTTTGTCGTAATTCACCGGTTTTTTTATCATTCTTGTATTTAAGGGTAAATTGCCCAGATTTGTTGAGCATTCGGTTAATGTCAAAATTACCGCCTTCAAGATACATATCTGATAATCCAATAGAATCCAAGAAATCATGGAGTTTCCATTCAAATTGGTCACCATCAAGCAGAAATTCTTTTGCTGTTCCTTCTTTTCCTTCTTTATCCCAAACCATCATACCAATCTCAAGCATATCATTACCTGCTTGCGACCTCTTTTCTGAGACAGATAAGACTTGAAAATCGCATAATCCTTCAGCAAAAAATTTACCTTTCTCATCAATGG